TTACAATAATTACGAAAATGCTCTCACTGATCCCGGCTTCATTAAAATTTGGCAGTTTGTGGATCCTACAGCAACCGGACAATCTTTTTCCGGAGAATACGGAACAGATTATATCGGCGATTACCTGCAGACTTATGAAGGTGATTATATTGGTCAATATGAGCGCGTAAGAGATGCATTAACGCTACCGACAACAACGCGAATAGACGCTGAAACGTTGTACTATCCGTACGACGAAGAATTTGGAACGTCGGTTGCTATTAATGACACTTACTACGCAGTCGGCACTAGAAATACTTCAACCTTTTATTCGAAAACAGTATCAGTTTATAGTGTAGCTACAAATGAATTAGTTTATACGATAGAATCTTCAACTCAAGGAACAGGGAAGAGCGGCAGAATAGCATTAAATGACAATAATATTTTAGTTGTAGGTGGATATCCTGCTAGTTACACCGACGTTGTGGTTTACGATTTAAATAGTGCAACTCCAACAGTTCCTTTATATACGTTTTCTGGAAGTGGCAAGCAATACTTCGGTGAAACTTTGGATATAGATGGAAATATTATTGTTGTTTCAAATTGGAACCAGACTGTTTCTTCTTATTCTGATGCTGGAACAATTTATGTATTTGATTTATCGTCCGGCACACCAGAAACAGCAATATTGACCATCGATAATCCGAACCCAGCGAATCAAGGTCGTTTTGGACTAGATTTAGCCGTTTCAGGAAATCTTATTGCGGTGAGCGCGTATTATGAAGACGGTTATGATATAAATGAAGGTATAGTGTATGTTTATGACATAACTTCAGGAACACCAACTGTTCCTGTTCACACTATCTATCCGTTTATAGATCCTGGATATACAGGCAGTCTGGGGCTTACATATTTTGGTTCTACGCTTGTTCTAAAAGGAAATCGTCTTGTAGTGCTAAGCACATATCCGGATACTACAGATAGGTCTGTATTTGTTTATGATCTTGCTTCTGGAACTCCAACGGATCCTACAGATAGAATTATTATTAAAACATCATTTAATGCTGGCGCGTATGGCCGAGCCACTGAAATAGTTGCAGTAGAAGGTGATATTCTTGTTGTAGGTTTCCCTATAACCGGCAACTCTAGCGGAAACGATTACATTGAAACTTATCAACCCGAAAGCAAATTATATCGCCTATTTGGTTGGGTAGGAGTTTGGGACTTGAGTATTTCTAATACAGATCCTCAACATATAATAGAACGTCCTGATCGACATTTGTCCGAACCGTTTTGGGATAAGACACCAACAGCATTTGGCAATGCAGTAGCAATTAAAAACAATAAACTTATTATTGGAGAACCAGGTTATAATACTAGTGTTGGTCTCGATGTGGGGCGAGCTTATGTAATAGATTTAAACGCTGCTGATCCAGAACTATCAAGTGCAGCAACAGTTGTAGAAAATCCGGTACAAGGAAGACTTTTATCGCAGTTTGACGATACAGGATCAAGATCAATAGCTATGGATGATTATATTGTTTGGGGAAACCGAGGCCCCCTTCATCCTGGAAAAGTAAATGTGTATAATTTACAAGGGGAGCTTGTTCATACTCTTGTTAACCCCGACGAATCACAGTATTCTGCTTTTGATTTACCAGCGGGTGGTGGTATTGAGGATGACTTCGGTTATTCAGTCGATACTTCCGGTAAATGGGTTGTAGTATCCGCCGTCGGTGATATATTCAATAGTAGTAGTAGTAACAGTGGGCGAGCGTATGTGTATGACATGGATTCAGTAACACCTACAGTTCCAGTTTTTATTTTAGAAACAACAGCTAATACTGGCGGAGAGTCTTTTGGTCGCGACGTATCTATTGATGGTAATATTGTTGGCGTTGTTGCTATATTTCAAAGAAGTGAATATAGCAATGTCAGCAGAAATACCGGTGCTGCTTATATTTATGATCTTGCTTCCGGAACACCCACTACACCGATTTTAGAAATATACAATGAAGAAGAAGAATATGAGAAAGCGGCGAATGTACCATGGATGGGCTCGATTGATATTTCCGGAAATTTAATAGTGGTTGCTTTAGAATATTCTGATAAAGCAAATACAGATCAAGGCGCGTTATATGTTTATGACTTAAATTCGGCAAATCCTAGCATTCCCATTGCAGAATTGTTAAACCCCAACACTTATGATACTAATCAGAGGATGGGGTCGATAACAGCAATCCAACCAACAATGAGCGGTCCTAGAATTAGGGGTTCTCGAATTGTTTGCACCGTGAAAGGTGAAAAAGAGTTCTATTCTGGCGCGAGCAGCTGGGGCGTTACTTATGTGTGGGATATGAACTCACCCACACCAGAAATTCCAATAGCAACAATTCAAGATCCTGATTACCCGGTGAACTTTGGGTGGTCTGCCATTCAAGATGATTTAGTTGTTGTCGGTACTTATAACTCTTTTAAAGCACAGATTTATAATTTAAATTCTCCTGCAATTGAAATACCCGAATTTACATTATCCTACCCAGAATTCGATGCATTATCTGGATGTGTCATCTCCAAAGATGGTACTAATCTTTTAATCAATACGAAATGGACAGAGACCGGATCAAAAGCGCCTCCGGCTTTGCTTGTTTTACCTTTAGGCTATAGCTATACTGCTGATGTTTATACAGGCGAATATGGAATAGATTATACCGGCACTTATATTGGGAATTATGAAAGAGAAGATCAAGAAACTTATCTTGGTGCATATGTTGGCGAAGACTTAGAAGAATATACTGGAGCTTATGATCGTGTAAGAGACGGACTTACGTTGCCTGCAACTACTTTGATGATGGAGCATGATAACTCTGATCTCTTAGACAAGCAAATATTAGGAATAAAATACAGACATTCCTTTGGTGATAGCGTTTCTGTTGGTACAAATTACATTGCTATATCAGATACTAAAAATGATAATTATAGAATGTATACAAAAACTCCCGGAAGAGTTCATTTGTATGATAAGTCTACAAAAAATTATTTGGGGGTAATAGAAAATCCTTACCTAAAAGATGGTGGCCTAAGCCAAACTCAACCAAGCTATGAAAATTTTGGGAGCGCAATGGCGTTCCTTACAGTCGGCGGTAACGAGTTTTTAGCTGTTGGTCAGAACGACTCTTTTACATTTTTGTACATTTATGATTTGTCCTCCGGATATACGAATACTCCGACATATACTATTCCATCCCCAGATCCTAGCGATCTTGCCGACGGTGGGTTTACCCGGATTATGAGAGGAGTAGGTTCTTTGCTTTTTGTCTCTGCAGGGTATGCTACAAGCGCATACGATTTTGATGGTACAAACGCCGGAAGAATATACGTTTATGATTTTGCAGGAGCCACTCCAACAACTCCGATTTTAACGATTGACAATCCAGATTGGGGTGATTATATTTCGCCATATCTCACTAGTAGTAATGATGGCTTTGCAAATTTTTATGGGAGTATGGCGGTTGACGGAAATTATTTAGTTGTAGGTGCTTATTCAGAAGATACCTATGAAACGAATAACGGAATAGCTTATGTTTATGATATATCGTCCGGTACGCCCGAAGAGCCTGTTTTTATTTTAAGACCTACGGAACCGGGTGAGAACAGTCAAGGAAGTCAGTTCGGTCATAGCGTTGGAATTAGCGGCAATATAGTAACAGTGTCAGCTTCGCATCAATACGCTAATAGGTTTTATGAAGAAAATTATGATGATTTAAATCCATATCCGTATGCAGGTGTGGTATATGTTTATGACATTAGTTCTGGCACTCCAACCACTCCTATTGCTGTAATCGAAAACCCTGTTTTTACAACTGGTCGAGAAATTATAAACGCTTACGATGGAACAGATAGCTCGTCAGGTTATTTTGGTTACACTTTGAATCACACTGGTAACTATCTTGTTATTCAACAAGATATCAATACAGATAACATTCTGAGAGTTTATGACCTTTCTACTCCCGCGTCTCCAGTTGAATTGTATATAGTTAGAGATTCGTTAGGTGTTGTTTTGAAGGATTTTTCTGAAGCATGGCGAGGTGTTGCCATAGATGGAACTAGTTTGTTTGTAGGCGCTACTACTCACGGTACAGACAAAGCAGGCGCTGTTCTAGAATTAGATATAACTACTGGGAACACTATTAGTGAAATTGATTGGGAAGGACCAATTCAGAATCATTTTTGGATGAATTTTGGAGTGCGACCTTGGCGTCGGGCATCAGAGAACAACGGTAATTATCAGTGTAATTATACCAACGCTGTTTCGAATTCAATGTATACGGTAGTTCCTGCTAGAAAACATTATGTTAATGGTGGTACTTCAGATAATAATCAAGTTGGTATTGTTAGAGTGTATGATACTTCTACGGGCAATCATCTTCATGATATATCTTTTCCACTAGATTATGATAATTTAAATTATGAAGATTCTTTCGTTGTGTCAAACGTAGATGGTTTTGGTTATTCGATAGCTTTAGACGGGTCAGAATTAGTAGTTGATGCTGGAAATGCGTTCATACGTGGAGCGGCTTTCTTTTATGATTTGTCTTCGCAAACCCCTACACAATATTATGATTGTTTTAGCTATCTAGATGTTAATTTTGATGGTATTTCAAATCTTACTGATAGTGAGCGTAGTTATGCGCGAAGTGGAAATCTTTTAATCGTAGGTCATCAAGGTGTTTCAAGTCATCCCTATGAGCAGAACAATGCAAGTGGAATGGTGACTGTGCATGATTTAACTTTGGGTAATGATTTTAATACAACGCTGACGTATCGTATGTATAATCCTAATGTTTTTCAATCGACCACGAACGACTATTTTGGCAGTGTTATTCAGTATGACAATAATATACTAGCGGTAACTGCTAAGCAAGAAGAGCAAGACAATTATGATGATTATGCCTTTGGAGTAGTATATCTTTATGATTTATCTTCAGGAACTCCAGAAGATCCTACTGATACTATTGTTGTGCCAGCAACCGGACTCGGCGTCAGTGCTCCCCAATTTGGAGGGCTCTTAATTCTTTCTGGTAGTATTTTATTAATTTCTTCCAATGGGCAGAAACAGATTTTTATTTATAATGTTGCCGGAGGAAGTGCTACCTATTTGTCAACTATTAATGTGGAGGACTGGGTACAATACACCACACTTCCATCCAACGCTACCATAAAATCTATAGCTTACGATGATAGTACTAAAAAACTTGTTTTTTCTGCAAGCTACGAAAGTACATCAAGTGACGCTAAGCCGTCTTATTTTTTCATTTTGGACGTTTCAAATGTAGGCAGTCCAGTATTGATTGGTGTTGGACAAGATGACCAAATATACTCACCGTTGTTTCATAGAAATAGAGTCGTCACGCAATCAGGCCACATTACAACTTTTATAAATCCTGATGCCGGAATTAATGGATATACCGGTTTAGGTAGTATTAAATTCTTTGATACTACTAGTTACACGCCAGCGGCATATTCTGGTGCATATGCAAGATTGGATCTGGAAAGCTATACTGGCGCGTATATTAGAGACGCACAAGAACCCTACACTGGCACTTATGAGAGCAGTATTCCAGAGCAGTACACTGGGCTGTATGAGCGCATTAGACCCGCTGAAGTAATTGCATATGAAGGACTATACGGACGATCTCAAGACGAATTGTTCGCTGAAACATATACGGGCGAAGCTTTCGAAACTTATCTTGGCACTTACGAAAGAACTCAACAAGAACTATATGTAGGAGATTATGATCGAATTGAATCTGAGTATGAGTCCGTATATGTCTCGGAATATACTGCAGAATATCAAAGCTCGTATCAAGGGTCGTATAATGTAGATTACACCGCCTCATATTCTACCATATATGTTGGTGAATATGAAGGCACATATGAAGGGCTAGGATACACTTCAGAATATACTTCAATATATGAAACAGTATACGATGCCGCATATTCTGGAACTTATGACTCTACTTATGATGCAACATACACAGGAGATTATGGCGGCACAACGTATGTTTCAGAATATGTGTCCGAATATTCTGGATTGCAATATACTGCTGGGTTTGATCGAGCGTATGAAGGTTCTGTTTATCTCGCAGAAAATTATGAAGGAGATGCATATGATGGAGAGACGTATATTGCGGAATACGGAAGAACTATTTCTATAGACGTGCCATACGGATTTAAAGCGCAATTAATTGAGCCTCCTTTAGATTATGAAATATGGACGCTATATGTAAGAATTGCTTAAAATGAGGATTTATAATGTCGAATTATTATTACTTAAAAGACGCCTTTTGGGAAAACAACGATAAAACTAAATTAAAATGTATTCGCATGACAAAGCTGAGCGATGGTCGTGAGAAAAAAGACGTTTTAAGTTTAGATAAATTGTTACCAAACGGATCGCCCAATCCAACCTTTAACGAGGCGGTAGAACAAATTACAATTGCTGCGATTGAAAAATTTACCAAAGAACGGATTCAAAGAAAAAAAGGCGAGAGTGGCGGTAATGGAGGCGAAACTCAAAAGATTAAAAAAGATCAGAACGTTAAAAAAAGAGAATACGAAGATCTGTTTAATCAAAAACTTCAAGCTTTTGAAATTGAAGAAATTAAAAATTGCGAAGATAAAAATTTACGAGCACGATTAAGAAGAGCACAATCTCCTATGGAACTGAATGCGGTAGCATCATTGATTATTGGAAAGGAAATGGGATTGTTTGATAATGGAAACTAAAGGATTTGTTATAGTAGCTTCGCGCACAAAATTCTTTTATCTTTCGGCCATCAACCTAGCCGAAACTATAAAAGCATATTATCCAGATGCTCATGTTACTTTGTTCACAGAAGAAAAATTTTTAGACGGGCAAGAAAGATTTGTTGATGCAGTAGAAAAAGTGGACGATCACAAAAGAGCTAAAATAGATGGAATGGCTCGTTCACCATACGATCTAACCTGCTACATTGATGCAGATTGTCAAGTTGAACATCCTGATATTGTTAAAATCTGGGATCAGATTGGTGAGTATGATATGATGTTTACTGGTCTTCCCGAAGAAAGACATTATTGTTACGCAGAAGTTTATTTTCCGGGTGCAACCAAGCCGGACGGCAGCAAAGGTGGTTTTGAATTGTGTGGTGGTGTTTGTTTATACCGATCTGGCAAGCCTTTAGTCAAAGAATTCATGAGAGATTGGTATGACTTAACAATCAAACAATATGGTGGACGATGGTGGCCTAAAGATGCAAGCGGTAAGGACGATTTAAAAAATTATCCTGCTTCCTTTAAAAGATGGGATCAGTTTTCATTATGGTGGCTTACTAAAAAAGAGCCTAAATATCAAGAGTTGAAAGTTGGAATTTTTGAAGACGATGCTCGATGGAATTTTTATAATGGATACAAATTTGATCACAATAAAGATCCCGTTGTAATTCGTCATTTTTCTAGTATAGCATCAAAAAAATGGCAGTTTTGATATGACAATGAGATTTGGTCTTTATGATATACCTTTAAATGATTGGGCGTTAAATGTTTTAAAACCTGCTGAATGGTTTGTAACTGATGACAATTACAAGTATATGCATGCTACAGCGGTTAATAAAAAAAATGAGCGCGATTATTATGTTGGTGACGATTATCGTAAACAAATAATGGATAAAGGAAATCGACACGATGGATTTCCGGAAGTTATTTACAGTCACTCGTTTAGTTTTAATAATATTCATTTATCAGATGAAGGTAAGAAAAACGTCGATGAAATAATGGACCGGGTTAACGATGCTTTAGGTTCGGTTTTGGCTAATTTTTGTCTTAGAAGAAACGCTTTATTTTCAGTCTACCCTCCCGGAGGATTCATATCTTGGCACAATAATGCTAACGCGGCGGCTTATAATTTTATTTTTACTTGGTCAGAAACCGGCGAAGGCTGGTTTAAATATTGGGATTGGAAAACCAATAGTGTAATAGAAATGCCAGACGTACCCGGTTGGCAGTGTAAAGCTGGATATTTCGGTGCGTATAGAGACCCTAAAGAGAGTTGGTGCTATCACGCTGCCAGCACCGACTGTTTAAGAATGACCATTGCATTTACTTTGGATCGATCAGAAATGTCTTTAGGACTTCAAAATGAAATCATGGATGATTTGAGTCAGTGATTTGTATAAATAAAGCCATACCTAAGAAGATTTTTCCGTATGGCTCACTACGAAGATTTAAAAATTGATCAAGGCACAGATGTTGCCATAGAAATATACCTCGTCAACCCAGACGGATCTAAAAAAGACTTGTCAGGATATAGTGTTGCTGCTAGTATGGCAACGCGTTTTGATGCGCCTGCTATTGAAAAAATTGCATTCACCGCTTCAGTTGGATCTCCTGCAACAGATGGTATTGTTAGTTTAAGTTTAACCAACGCTCAAACTAACGCTCTTAATCCAAAAAAGAAATATCTTTACGATGTAGAAATCTCGACAATTGATGGCGAAGCCACTATCGTAGAACGAGTACTTGAAGGAAAAATTACCATAAGCCCTTCTGTAACGGAATAGTTTCATGGCTAGTGTAGACAAAATTCTCATCGGTTCTCCAACTTATAAGACGGTTGTAGGTAACGTAACCAGAGTTCATAAAGTTGTAGTAGGCGTTCCTCTCTCTACAGTTGTTATCGGTCCTTATGCAGACATCGATAATATTGTTGGTGTTGACACTACAGGAAAATCAGAGGGTGGAACTTTTGTCTACGACTCCGATACTGGTAATTTTATTGTAACAAATATTACCAAGTTAGACGTAGACGGCAAAACATATCCAAGCGATTCAGCGCACAGCAATATTTTAATTCGTAGGTCTGGAACTCAGGGCGAACCTGTTATTCTCCAACAAGGAGAAATGGCATATTCATATCTTCCGGATTTAGCTACAGACGGTTTTGGTAACGGCGGTGATCGACTTTATATTGCTACCGGCGACAATGATAATGATGGTAACTCTACTAAGATCGATGTAATTGGTGGTAAATATTTTACCGATCTTTTGAATCATCAACAGGGTGTGCTGACACCCAATAGTGCTGTTCTTGTAGACGGAAATAAAAGAGTTGATAATTTTCTAGCCGATAGTGCTGGATTTACTATTGTTAGATCGACTGATATTTTTGCAGAAACGATTACTCTTACCGCATCAACCATTAAAGCAACGGAAGCTACGTTAGCAGATCTTAATGATGTACCATACTTGTCATGGTCTTCAATCACAGATACTTTAATTGGCTATGCATCTGGTGAAGAAGCGTTTAGAACTACGAGGAAGAACAACACTTCGGGTATTGAAGTACAAAACTTTCTAGATCTCACTGGAGATTTTACTGCTACGGGTTCTGCATCTGTAGGAGTTGATTTTGATGTTGATGGTATTACTACGTTGGATTCAACAACAATTGATGGTGACCTCACGGTAACAAAAAATTTGTTTGTGTTGGGTGAAACGACTAACATATCAACCACAGAGCTTTTGATTGAAGACCAACAAATTGTTATTGCTGACGGAACGCCTACAAACCAACCACAATTGGCAGACGGTGCGGGTATCGCTTTAGGCGATTCTGCTCGCCCCATTGCTTGGATTAGATATTCAAATGATGGAACAAATACACCGTCCTGGAAATTCAGTGACGGTATTGACGTTCCATTTTTACAAGTTCCGGAATTAGTCTTCGACGTTATTGATTGCGGCAAGTACGCATAAATATAAACATTGTTTTAGAGAAAATAGATGGCAGACCGTAAAAAAATATTACTACCAAGAAGCGATATACCGGGTCGAGCGCCTACGGTAAATGAAATCGACTTTGGCGAAATTGCCATCAACACCCATGACGGTAAGGCTTATATTAAACGTCAGGCTGATGGTGAGATTACCATTGAGTCTATCGGTTCAGAAGAAGTAGATAACGTCTATTACGTTTCCAAATCAGGACAGTACGGTAATGACGGGCGTTCTTTGATGAACGCTTTTAAAACACTCGACTCTGCTGTGGGTGTAGTTACTGCTCGTCAAGGATTTAAATTTGATGAAGTAACGTGCGAACGTGACTTGCATTTGATTATGGATGCAGTCCGTTATGATATGATTTTAGACACTAACTTTAACACTGTTACAGCGGGTCTTTCTTATAAGCGAGGCAACGCGGCTAAAGTTACTGGCGAACAAAAATATCAAACTCGTCGTAGCATTAACGAAGAACGAGTAGGAATGATTTCCAATCCTTTGGTGGTGGCTAATCAAACTGCCAACGATAGAATCGTTAAAGGGTTTAGCGAAATTATTGACATCTTTTATGATGGCGAAGCAGACGATCTTTATTTTACCGATCCGCCGGTTGAAGCTCAAACAGATGCTAACGCTGCAGCGACTATTATACAACAAAACAAAGCGGCTATACAAGACGCTATTTTATCTTACATTGCTACGCAAGCAAACTATCCAATTAGCTACGATGCGGGAACTTGTTCGAGGGATATTGGATACATCTTAGATGCGGTAGCCACAGATTTAATTTTAGGAACAAATCACAATACGGAAACCGCTGGTAATTCTTATTTGCGCAATGCTTCTGCTTACGTGTTGAGCGATCAAAACACTGCGACAATTGCAGCGGTTAATTATGCTAAAACGCTTGTAAAGGCTATAGCGGGTATAACTTCAACTTCTACGATAGACACACTCTTTGGAACTATTGTTCAATATATTAGTGGTGATACTACGGCATACTCAATACCTACCTATCCTACTGATGTCCAGTCGTTATACCAGACGGCAGATCGAGCAACTGCAACAACAAATTTACAAGCCAGCAGAGCAACCATTATATCAGATCTGACTGCGTGGATCAACGCTCAGATTGTTGGAAACATCGCTCCCTTTACAACGGGGTTTGTTTATGATGTTGCTAAGTGTGAAGAAGACGTAGGCTATATTGTAGATGCTTTATCTCATGACATTAAGTACGGTGGAAATTTTGCATCGTCTATTGCTGGTAGAGCTTATTATGTGGGCGCTGTTATTGGCGGAACAAATACAGATCTTAATACTGGCACCGGTGAAAAGGCGGCTACTTTAGCGGCTTACGAAGAACTAAAAACTATTATTAATAGTTATGTTTTGACAGCACCAGAACAAACAAGAGCTACAGATTTAATTGAAGGCATTCGAGTTACTATTGACACCGGAGTTATTGTAGATAATACTCAAGCGGATCTACCAGATTTTGGAGGACTTGACACCACAGAATTTGATGCTATAGCAGCGGAACGCCAAGACATTCAGCAACAAGTAGTAGATTACGTTAATGAAACATTTATTCCACAGTATCCTAATTTCGATCAGGATTTGTGCTATCGCGATGTAGGATTAATTTTAGATGCTGTAGCTAGAGATCTCGCCTTAGATACAAACTACAGCACTATTACAGCCGGATTTGCATACAAACGAGCAAACTCTGCTTATGTCCTTAGCGATCAAAAAGAAATAACAATTGCAGCGGTTAATTTTGTACGTAAAAAAGTAAAAGCTTTGGCGGGAGTTGTTGTTTCTGATGCGACTATTGACACTCTGTTTGATAGAATCACCGATGTTCTAGAAGGACGAGTTACAGAATACGAAATTCCGTCATATCCATCTACAGTTGGAGTAGCATATCAGACTGCGGCCAGAGAAAATGCACAGGTGGCATTGACAACAAATCGACAAACTTTATCCGATCAATTAACTACGTGGATCAATGATAATTATATTGATTTAACATATGATCAAGATAAGTGTGCGCGAGATGTTTTATACATCGTAGACGCTTTAGCTCATGACATTAAGTATGGTGGTAACACAGGAACTAGAACTAATGCTCGTGCTTATTTCTCTAAGGGCGTAGATCAATTAGGTGCTGGCGAACAAGCAGCAACTGTTGCAGCATATGAACAACTAAAAACTTTTATTAATGCTTTTGTTACTACGCAACAAGAACAAGACGATATTGCAGTACTTATTGATATTATACGACAAGTTATAACGGATGGCAACCTTGATAATTTAGCAGCGGAAGTAGAACCTTTTATTACGGGTTCTGCCACAGAAGCTGACGCTAATGCTATTTTTACAGCTAAGCTTTCTATTCAGGATCAGACGATTGTCTATGCTAATGATAGATTTTTCAATCCGGCGTACGATCAAGCTTTATGTTTTAGAGATGTTGGGCTTATCTTAGATGCGGTAAAACGAGATTTAATTTTAGGAACTGATTATAATGCTCACACTGCTGGTAATGCTTATCAGAGAACGAACTCTGCATATGTGTTGTCAGATCAAAATCAGGTGACCATTGATGCAATTGAATTTGCACGAGATCAGTTATTAACATTAGGTTTTGGTGGTGCGGTGAATACTCAGATTACTAACTCGATTGCTACGGTAGTTAGTTATATTAGTGGCACACCAGTTTATCCTTCACTAAATTATCCAACCACAGCTGGTTCTACGTATCAAACTGCGGATCGGATCACTGCTGCGACGGAACTTCAGAACAACAGAACTAATATTCAGGATGATGTTGATAATTACATTGCTGCTAATTTTACATTGCCTAATTATGATGCAGCTAAATGTCGAAGAGACGTTGGATATATTATAGACGCTTTGACACACGATGTCAAGTATGGTGGTAACACGGGCACAAGAAAAAATGCTTTAGCATACTTTTCAGGAACTGTCAATAAGTTAGGTAACGATGCAGACGAGATCGCAGCAACGATTGCTTCTTACGAACAACTCAAAACTATCGTTGCTACGTATGTAACAACCGCTCCTGAGCAAACCGTTCTTAGCAATCTTCTCGATATCATTATCGCACCTCTGCAAGCAGACGATGACGATGTTGTGGTTGCGGAAGTTGAAATTGAATTAGGCGGCTTGACAACTACTAATTTTGATGCTATCACCGACAACACGCTGGCTATTCAAAACGATACAATTGATTTTGTGAATGATTCAAATCCCGTAGGTGGATTTGATGACGAGAAATGCGCACGCGATACGCAATTAATTATTGATGCTGTGGCTTTAGATCTGGAACTGAATACAAACTTTAATAGTATCACAGCTGGTAATTCATATCGAAGACAAGCAGCAAATAAAGTCGGATCAGATCAGCTGACATATACGATTCAATCGATTGAATATTTGCGAGATCTAATTAACTCTTTAGGTCTATCCGCCGATAGTCAAACTTTTGTTACAGCACGAATCAAAGAAATCACCGAGTTGCTAGAAGAGTCTTCTGATTACGGTAAGACGGATGGCGATCCTATAAACTTTACGGGATCTGCTGCTATTGATTTCGATAAGCGTCAGGCTTCTATTGCACTTCAAAGTAATCGTCGTAAAATTCAAACTAGAGTTGTTGCGTTTATTGAAGAGAACTATGACACTTTGGCTTATGATCAAGACGCTTGTGTTCGTGACCTTGGGTATATTGTTGATGCACTTTCACATGACATTTTGTTTGATGTGGATTACGGAACAGAAACTACTGCAAGGTCTTATTGGTCCGGAATTGATTTGTATGGACCAGATCAGAACCTAGATGGTGAAGCCGACGTATGGACTAAACAATTAGGTGATGGTGAAACTGTCGCTACTGCAGCTGCGTATGCTGAACTCAAAACAATCATCGCTGACTACGTAACAACTGCAACAGAACAAACTCGTATCAACGGTCTCATTGATGTTATCATAGCATCTATTAATGCGAGTGATCCGTTGTCGATACCTAATACTGCTTTAGTTTTTACTGGTGACTCTCTTACTATTTCAGGACAAAGAGCTACGCTTACTGAACAAACCGTTGGATATGCTAATCAAATTTTCCCAGCATACCAGTTTGATCAAGCAACGTGTAGGCGCGATATGGAATTTGTTTTGGACGCACTTACTTATGATATTAAGTACGGCGGTAATAGTGCAACGTCTATCGCTCAAAGAGCATACTTCTCTATTTTTAATAACGGCTATGTAGATCTTTTGGGTCAGAATGAACTGAATGCTACAATCACCGCTTATACAAGAATGAAGAACGAATTGAGTTATTGGTTAGCGTCATTAGATACCGACGTTCAAGGCAAAGCGCTTTCTTTACTCGATATAATTATCGAAGCCGTAACACAATCGTCGGCAGGAACTTATCAATTAGGCACCTTCTTTAATGATCCTGTAACGAGAAATCAAATTTATCAATACAATTATCCTACAGGACTGAGAACTCAGGTTGGAGCAACGGCGAGCGCGTTTGATTTTAATTATGGAGTACAAACATTTCCTAATCTAATTGACTTAGGATATAAAGTGGTGTTTAACGATCTGTATAATGTTCATGTTTCTTTTGATGTAGATTCACCACAACGTTTGACGATCATTCGTTCTTCGTCTGCTGTAGCTAGTAATCAGGGTACTGACAGCACAATTTACTTGAAGTCTGGCGATTACGTAGTTAATAATCCGATTGCGTTGCCGCCCAAGACTGCTATCATTGGTGATGCGTTACGTTCAACAACTATTCGTCCTAAGAATGTCGATTCAGATATTTTCTGGGCAGACAATGGTGTGTACATCAAAGAGATTACGTTCCGCGATCATCAGAACGGCGCGGCTTGTTTGGCGTTTGATCCGCGTAACGATACGACTACAGGTCCTTTTATTACGCAGTCTCCATACGTTCAGAACTGTACGTCATTGACTTCAAGCGGTATTGGTCTCAAGATTGATGGTAGTAAAGTGTCTGGTTTGCGTTCAATGGTACTTGACGCATTCACTCAGTTCAACGCTGGAGGCATTGGTGTGCATCTGTTGAATCGTGGTTACGCTCAGTTAGTATCTTTGTTTACAGTATCAACAACCACGTCGGTACTTGCTACGAGCGGTGGTCAATGTTCATTAACCAACTCAAACTCATCGTTTGGTGAGCGGGGCTTGGTGGCCACAGGTGGTTCGCCGTCTTTGTATAACGGAACTCTCCACGCAAACTATTTGCTGAACGACGATGAAATTCGAATTAATTCTATCATTACTCAGGACGCTGCAGACTATACTTTAAATGTTGGCGATTTCAAAAAACCAAACTACAATGATGCAATTAAATTTGACAACGACAATTATTATTACACTGTAGTTGATGTTTCTGATGAAATTACTCAGGATTGGGGTATTACTGGAAACACTGCTGAAACCGAACAAACCGCTATTAATGGTACCACGTTGAATAGTCTGTACGGTCATTCAGTTGTAATTTCAGAAAACGATTTGTATGCCGTTGTCACTGAAAGAGATGGTGGTGCTGGCAGCGGTGGTCGCGCAGAAGTGTATGTTAAAGATTTTGTTGGTGGTGTGCCTGTTTGGGGATATCAAGCGCAGCTTGCACCGACTCCGGATTTTGGTTCAATCAACCCTACAGATGATTTCGGTGAGCGTGTGGCAATTTCTGCTGACGGCAGTTACTGTGTTATCTCAGCACCAGGTCATCAACAAGTAGATGCTCAATCTTCTAGTCGCCTGAACGGGGTTGTGTATGCATTCCGTCGAACCAACGAAACATGGACGCAAGATGCATTTATAGAAATTGGGCGGGTTCAAAATAGAGATCGCAAGTTCGGTAGCCGAATAGCTTTGAGCCAAGATGCACTTACTCTTTTCGTTTCAGACTATGAAGACGATGGACAAGGCGCTCAAGGCGTGGTGTATGCATTTACTCGTCCTAACACAGCTTCTAGCACTTGGACACAGATTCAAAGAATCGTTTGTCCTGATGGTGCCACAGCTGCAGTAGATCTTCCTGTCCCAACCACAAACCCAGACGGTACTGACCTGTTGGTTCATTGGCAGGGGCAGGTTAATAAAGTCTTCTATTATCAAAGGAACATCGACAATCAGTATATCCTTGCACAAATTATTGTTCCCAAGTCTAACTTTGAAGGGACTCGTTTGGGTGAATTAGATTTGAATTCAGAGACATCTCATTTTGTATTTGGTAATTCAACTACGCCTAGAGGTTATTATACTAATACATTTACTGATGCTGATAACAGTCCTCCCACAGAAATCATAAGAAAACAGAAATTAGACAATGTTGTTTTTAGTGGTAATACTATTACTACCACAGACCCTGATGCTGATTTTACTATAGATTTTCCTGCTGATACAGAAATTCAAATAAGAGGTTCTGCGAGCAACGATGGTTTAAGAACAATTACTGGCAGAACTGCAACAACTTTAACAGTTTCGGGTGCGGCCTTTGCCGGAGAAACTACTGTCGATGTAGAAATTTTTGTAGAAGATGTGGGCGTTGCTGAGCTATTCGTATTTGAAGAAGGCAACTGGATCACACAAGATATTATTGAAGCACCTTATGATAAATTTGCAGGCTTTGGCTTTGGTAGCAATGTGGATATGGACATAGAAGGCTTGCTTGTTGCTGTAGGTAATACTCCAACAAACAATGCTATAGAAAATGAAGTGTCGATATTAGAAAGAGCGCGAAGTGATTGGAATCGAGTAACCGTTCTTGAGCCTCAAACGCCTACAAACGTAGCTACTCAGGGCGATAATGATAAGTATGGTTCTGGTGGTCACGCAGTGTCTGTAGGCGGCTCTGGCGATTATGTGTTGGTGGGAGCAGGACAACGAAGAACGAATGTCTCTGACGCTAACACAGAGTTTGGTGCAGCGTTTTTCTATTATTCAATTTTGGAAGAGACTGGGTCTTATAATGTAACAATCGCGCCACCGCTTAATGTAAATATGTCGGCGGGGGATAACGCCAGTTTCCATCAGCGTTCATTGATTACAGCATCCGGTCACACGTTTGAATATGTTGGATCAGGCACAAATATGTTTACCGCTATTCCGCAAAACGGCGGTATTCCTAAGAAAGAAAACGAAGTTCTTTTTGATTCGGCGGAAGCGGCTACACCTAATTTTGGTCTGGTTTATTTTACTGCTACCGACGAATTAGGAGACTTTAGAATTGGTGAAAACTTAACTATTAACAGAGAGGAAGGAACTATCACCGGTATCACCTTTGATCGTTCATTGTTCGCAGTATTAACACCTTTCATATTAGCAATCGAAGGGGGCAACTAAAGGATGGCAACTCCATTAAATGCATTTAAAACTAAAACATGGTCGCTCAGAGATTCTGATGCATCACAGGGAGTGCTTGTTTATAACACTCCGCCGGGAATTACTGCTATCATTTTGATGGCTCAAGTTTCTAATGTTGATACTCAAGATCGAACAGTGCCTGTGACTGTAATTCATAAAGACACCAGTACGGGTGTTGAAACACCATTGATTAAAGAATATCCGGTTAGAAAAAATGACGCATTTTCTCCATTGACCGGTAAACTTATTATTCAAGAAGGCAATCAGCTTTGGGCATACTCACATTCAATTGTTAGACCATTCCAAGCGCCCGGTAGTCCTGGTGTGGGTGACACTGATGATGGTTTACAACTTACTTTATCGTTACTAGAATCTTTAAACGAGTAATAAAAAATGACGCAAATTAAATCAGTATCAGGATCAGTAAGTACTCGCCCATTTAGCGAGTTAGATTCTGATCGTTATGAATTTTTAACTCTAGACCAGGCGGAACCCAATCCGGGTCTGCCCGAGTCTGACGGGTCTTTATTCATATCTGATGTTGATGGAACGCGCAAGTTTACAACTAAACCAGATCTTAGCGGATTACAATTTAAATCATTACCGCAAAACACAGATCCACAGTACGTTCTTACTTTAAACGGCGATCCAAATATCACCGGGTACGATAGTGTTCGCTGGTCATTTTTTCCTACTCTAGACAATGATACATTATTCACGGTAACGCAACCGTCTAGAGGTGTTGGTTATGATTCGACTCCGACAGCTATTACCGTTTGGGGCCTCACAACAACAACAGATGCTTTAATTGGTCGTGATCTTACCGTCCAAGGGAATTTGCAAGTTGAAGGCGATCAAACAATACTCAACACTCAAATTCTGACAGTAGAAGATAGAAATATTGTTGTTGCTCAAGATGCTGTGATACCATCTCAATGGGATAGTTCTGGTATTATCGTTTATGGGGCTGGTGTAGAACTTCTTTATCATACTGGAACAGATCGATGGGATTTTAATCGTGGTATTACGGTTACTAATGCTTCAATTTTTGAAGACGCAGTTTTAGTAACTGGCGATTTAACAGAAAATTCTAACCTTATTTTTAACAACGGCGCAACACAAACTATTCAAAAAAGTGCCGGATCATTGCAAATTCAAAATGATCAGGTTGTTTTTGTAGATGCTCTTAACACAGGCATTACCGCAAGCATCACTCCAGCTACTACTACAATCAACACTACTTTAGATGTTAATGATAGTGCTGATTTCACCGGCGGTAGATTTAGTGCACGCTCTGATTTTAATGCTAATGTTTATTTAACAGATGTACCTGAAAAAGTAGCTAACACTAGAATTCTTTTCCGAAGACAAACCGATGGTCTTGTCATGGAAGGAGATGTTGACTTAGCTGCTTTAGCGCAAACTGATACTATTGAATTAGCGCCTACTGATAGTGATGCAATTTTTTATCCTATTTTTTCAATAGCGAATGGTGGTGTTGCTGGTCGAGATAGTGCTGAATTTGATTTAGATTTGACATATAGGCCGGACGTTAACAGACTAGAATTAGTTAGCATATCCGCTAGTGGAATTTCAAATTTTGATTCTACTTTTGTTGAAGGAGACTTTCAATTAAGTTCTGATGAAACGGGAAATGGTGGAAGGCTTCTAGATAGCGAAGGTAGATCGTTTGTTGTATACGATGAAAACGGTGCTTTGCTTTGGGGTAATAACGGTGTAAGTGCTGGAAATTTAGGGCAACCACAATTAGGTGGTCCAACTGCAGCACAATTATATTTAAATGATTTAGTAGATGTACAATTAAATTCTTTGGTTCCTGGTCAAGTAATTAAATATGATGGCGTTAATTGGGTTAATGCTCCAGATCAAACCGGTGGCGGTGGTGGCGGTGGTGGAATTGCGTTAAGCGATTTAGCTGCAGTAACTTTGTCGCCTAGCGGTAATGTGGGCAATTTGGTTTACAGTGATATCACAGGTGCTTTCACATATACGCCTCCTTTTGTACCCGATAGACTAAATGAATTGGGTGATGTGAATGCTAACCCATCTGACGGTCAGGTTTTAAAATGGTCTAATGCTAATCAACAATGGGAAGCAGCGGACGATGTTTTTGGATCTGGTGGTGGTTCTGGTGATCCTAATCAAAACGCTTATAGTTTTATTTCTGATGGATCAAATACTGAAGCTGCAACCAATACAACAGATCAAATTAATTTCACCGGTTCGGGTGGAATTTCGGTAACAGTTGGCGCAACAAATCAGGTTACTATAGATGGGTCTGGTGTTGGTGGTACTGGTACTGCTATCGCCGTTACAGACGAATCTACGCAACTTACCGCAGGAGTTACATCATTTACATTCACCGGAACTGGTGTGACTGCTACTAATGCAGGAAATGATGTTACTGTAACAATTCCTGGAGCCAGCGGAACTCTACCTACTAGAGATGCAGGCATCGTTAAAAGCATTACTAACATGGCAAACAATGCTACGGTAGATACTTCCGTAGCGATGTATTCTTCTTATGCGCTTTTTAAAGTGAAGGCTACTGCTTCTTGTTGGATTAGAATGTATACTGATACTGCTAGTCGAACTGCAGACGCAAGTCGAACAATAGAACAAGATCCGGCACCCGATGCTGGAGTTGTGGCAGAATTTATTGCGACGGGCCCTTTCCCACAAACTATTAAAGTATCACCAGGAGTTATTGGTTGGTGTGATACCGGTCAAGATGTGCCGTTGAAAGTTACAAACTTAAGCGGATCTATTCAAAATCCATTAACTTTAACGTTTACAGTTTTACAATTAGAATCATAATGGAAGAATATATTGTCACACTAAAAAATAGAGAAGACCTTGTTGATTTCTATGATGATATGGAAACCGAAGGAGGTGCTCTTTACATTCCAAATAGAACAATTGATTGTAGTCTACGTAAACCAATTTCTAGAAGTACTGTTTATAATTTAACCTCAGAAGAAGCAGAAGAATTAAGAAATGATGATCGTGTAGAATCTGTTGTTAAAAACATTAAATACGATATACAATTGTCAGCATTTGATAGGACAGGAAGATTTGATAAAAATTTATATAGTCCTCCCAACAGCGCTGCTGTAAGTTGGAATCTTCTACGTGTAAGAAGACCGTATAACGATTATTCTTCGGATATCAATAATTGGTATCCTCAAATTCCCAACGGTGGCTCGGGCACGCAGTTGTTTATCAATGACACAATTTCAGTCACCGAAACAGGAGAAAACGTTGATATAATTGTAGTAGATTATGCCAGCGTTATACCCACTCATCCGGAATTTGCCGTTAACGTAGACGGAACTGGAGGATCTAGAGTACAGGAAATTAATTGGCACCAATATACGCCAACTGTACAGGGGGATAATCCTGGTCTTTCTGCACAGTTTAATTTTTTAATTCAAAATTATAGTTATACTCCTTACAGTACTGGAAATACATCTACTGACACGGAAATAAATCACGGATGTTCGTGCGCTTCTCTTGCTGCTGGAAATACAAATGGTTCTGCATTTAAAGCTAATATTTACAGCATTAGTGTTTTTGATTCTTGGCAAATATTGGCAGGAAATATAGACGCGAATGGTTCTCTTTATTTAACACTGTGGGATTATATTAGAGCGTTTCATAATAGTAAAACTGTAAACCCTGCTACGGGCAGAAAAAATCCAACGGTTGTTACTGCATCATATGGATACATTTATTATTTAAATGAAGGAACTTCTTCTTGGCCTTATTATGCACAACGAGATGGATTCGGTTATGGAAATTCCAGCAATACGTCAGGGTCATTATCTCATGCACAAATGGAAAATGCAGAGATTGTCGCAGAAACTTGGATTTCAGGTAACTCACCGAATGGCTTTGCTGTTATTACAATAGAAAACGACACAATTCGCCCGGACGTTGCAGATGCTATAGCAGACGGTATACATGTATTTGCCGCTGGTGGAAATCAAAATGCGGTTTGTGAAAAATTATCATCTTCTTTTTACACTAATAGTTATTTTTTAAATAATGCAAGGGGTACTGTGAGACACAAGTCGAGAGGGTTTTTACCAGATGAGGGCGTGCTTGTTGGTGCGCTTAGTGGAACTCGCGAAGGGTATCAGAGTGCGCCCACGGGAAGGGGTGAAATGCCTAACTATTACAGTTCGAGAGGACGAGGAATAGATCTTTATGCGGCTTCGAACGGCTGTGTTGCTGCGGTAAATTCTTCAACTGGAGTTCAAACTCAGGATCCTAGGAACAGTTCATTTTATTTTGGTATTTTTGGTGGAACTTCGGCAGCTTGCCCTAACGTAGCAGGAATAGCAGCTTGTGTTTTAGAAAGATTTCCAGATTTTTCTCCCGCTCAACTTAAAGAATATTTAATTCAAAATATGTCAAGAGATCGAGACACCCATAATGAAATAGGGGATGACGGTAAAGTGTGGCCAGGAAATCAAGTTCCCGCAACTAATCAAGATAATTATTCTTTTCATCAAAATGAAACGCCTCGTGCAATTATGTACGTAAAGAATTTGCGTCCTGCAGAAGGTCGAATAGACACCAAAGAAATATACGGCCCTAGAAAATCTTCGGGTAAAGTATATCCTCGAACAAAAACTCTAAGGAACTTTAGAGAAACTGCATAAATAGTAGAAAACGGAGACTAAGTAAATGGCGCAGCCTACAACTAGACAAGAATTAATCGACTATTGTCTGCGAAGACTAGGATCTCCTGTACTTGAAATTAATGTAGATGATGATCAGATTGAAGATAAGGTTGACGATACTCTGCAATTATATCAGGAATATCATGCAGATGCAGCCTATCGTACATACATTAAACATCAGATAACACAAACTGATATAGACAATGAATGGATTCCTATTTCTTCAGACGTTCTATATGTTACCAAAGTGTTTCCTTTTAATCGAACTTTTTCCAGCGTAAATATGTTTGACATTAAGTATCAAATGATGCTTAACAGTATGGGCGACTTTATGAATTTTGCTGGAGGTATGTCGTACTATTATCAAATGCAACAATATCTAGAGTATCTAGACAATATTTTAGAAGGCCAGCCTCGCGTGACCTATTCTCGACATCAAGATCGTCTTTATATTTTTGGCGATTGGGCACCCAATGTTATGGGTAATCTTGACGTAGGTGAATATGTGGTAATGGAGGTTCTTACGCTTGTAGACCCAGATACATTTACTCAAGTTTGGAACGACAAGTTTGTTAAGAATTATGCTACCGCTCTAATTAAACAACAGTGGGGCGCGAACATGATGAAGTTCGAAGGTATGACCTTACCGGGCGGTGTACAATTAAATGGTAGGCAATATTTTGAGGAAGCCACTGCACAACTTACCGAACTAGAGGAGAAACTGAGATTAGAAAATGAATTCCCAATAGACTTTTTTATGGGGTAATTTATGGCCACTAATCTTTATTTTTCACAAGGCAGAAAATCCGAACAGGATCTCTATGAGGATTTGATCATAGAATCTTTGAAGATCTATGGTCAAGATGTTTATTACATTCCTCGTGAAATTGTAAATCGAGATACTTTTTTTGATGATGACAACGTGTCTAGATTTGATGATGCATATAAAATCGAAATGTATATTGAAAATACCGAAGGATTTGATGGTGAAGGTGATCTGTTTACCAAGTTCGGTGTAGAAATACGAGACGCGGCAACTTTTGTTGTTTCGCGTAGAAGGTGGTTGAATCAAGTTGCTGTGTTCGAAAGCTCAGAAACTAATCCGGTGTATCGTCCTAGAGAAGGCGATTTGATTCATCTACCTTTGTCGGGATCTATTTTTGAAGTAACAAAAGTTGAGGATGAAAATCCATTCTACCAGCTAAAAGATCTTCCGACATTTAGAATTCGTTGTGAATTGTTTGAATACAATGATGAAGATTTTGATACGGGTGTTGAAGCTATTGACATTGTCGAAGCTGCTCACGCCTATCAAACTATTTTAACTTTTGATTCTATTAATGGCAGTTTTGAATTCAATGAGAAGATTAGTCAGGGTAGCGTAGAAGGAGAAATTGTTAACATAGATCTTTCCGATTCCGCTGCAATGAAGCTGTACGTGGCTCACGTTGGCGCTGCTGCGGGATATACTGGCTTGCCAGAGTTTAACACCACCGATCCTGTGACAGGATTAGAATCGGGCGCAACGGGGATACCTATTTTAGTTGGTGAAGATTTACAGGATGGCGCAATGAACGATGCGTTTAATACAACATCACAAGGCGGAACTATTGACTTTATAGACTTTAGTGAATCTAATCCGTTTGGAGATCCATAATGTTTGGTGATCATTTTTACCATCAAAGAATACGAAAGGCCGTTGCGGTTTTTGGATCTCTGTTCAATGAGATTAATATCGTCCGCAAAGACTCGCAGGGCAATCAGCTATCTGCTCAGCGTGTCCCGTTGTCGTATGCTCCTAAAAGAGATTTTCTGGCTCGTCTTGACGCCATGGCAAACGGAGAAGATGTAGAACGTCAGATTGCCGTAAAACTTCCGCGTATGTCATTTGAAATTTTGGCGATGGCGTATGATCCTTCAAGGCAGTTGCCGAAAACAAATTCTTGTGTTCAATATCCAGCTAGTTATGATGGTACTGGCAGCAAAGTATATACTCCAGTTCCGTATAACATTAGTTTTCAGCTGAGCATCTATGCTAAGTCGCAAGATGATGCTCTACAAATCGTAGAACAAATTCTACCTTACTTTACACCACACTATACTGTGTCGGTAAAACCGCTGGACGATTTTGACATTGTAGAAGATACTCCGATTACTATGACGGGTATTTCTTTTTCTGATGACTACGAAGCACCGCTTGAAAATCGAAGAACAATTATCTATTCTCTAGATTTTGATATGAGACTCAGTTTGTATAAGAGCGTAGCAACCTCATCGAGCATCATTACCAAAGCTTGTGTTGAGTTTTTAAATCTCAACAACGAAGATGAATTGTTTTCTAAAGTATGTGCAGACAGCGCGTTTGTGTTAGATCCTAATACAGTATTGAATCCAGTATTGTTAGAAGATAATTCTATAACACAATCTTTTGATATTGTCAACCTTCCTTCTAATCCCTCATCGATTTCTGTTGGGACAGAACCTACACACGGTTCGGTTTCATTCACGCTAGATCAAGTCTTAACAAATATAAATGGTATGATCGAAGCAAAAGGGACATACACCTACACTCCGGATCCAGATTACAGTGGAGCAGATGCCTTTACCATGTCTTTAAATGGCGGATTTGGATCGTACACTTACAATGTAAATGTCGATGTGACGGGTGTTGAAGACGTGATTGATGACACTGTCAGTACAACCGTAGACACGCCGGTCACATTCTTGGTAACAGCCAATGATACTTTGGCTCCACCGGTAGTTTATAGTGTCGCAATTGGTGGAGATCCTTCTAACGGAACAGTTGAAGTTCTTGATGCTGCGTTAGGACAGTTTAGATATACTCCTAACGCAAGCTTCACAGGAACAGATACGTTTATATATCGAGCAACACCTTCTGCAGGAACTTCAGAAGTAGCAACCGTAACAATAAATGTTACATAACCAGTATAAATAATAGGACTAATAAAGAGACATTACCATGGCCGGAGTAAAAATTTCAGAATTATTATTATTGACAGACCCCGATTTAGCGGATGAAATTATTGTCAATGATGTAGATATTTTAACTACCAAGAGAGCAACCCTACAATCTATTCGGGATTTAGCTAATCAAAATATTGATGATACTCCAACGGGTAGTGAAGTGACCGGCGATCTTAATGTTACGGGTGATATTTCTGGTGAAAATATTGAAGCTCGTAATTCTCTTACAGTGGGCGGAGAAACTATAACAGATTTTTCTGATCTTAGTCAATATATTAACGCAATAAATTCACAATGTGCTGAAACTTTTAATTCGAAAATTTCTTTAACCAGTTTAAATGCAGGAGAACAAAATTTATATGTTGTTATGAGAGATACTGCTTTTGGTTGTGATAGTTCTTTTACCAATACTGGTTTGCAATACAATTTATACAATGGTGGTGTTTTAAAGGCAAATTATTTTGAAGGCGATGGTAGATATCTCGATAACGTTGATAGTGCGCGTCATTCTCAAGTTTCAGATCTAGCTACGTTAGCTTTAGCCGCTTTAGTTGCAGACAGCGCAAATCATTCGTTATGGTCTGATTGGTCAAGAGAACAACAAGTAGCTTCTGCGCAAGTCGAGTCTCCGGTAGAGAATACTCCCGATTATTTTGTATTGTTTAGCCCTCTTCAAAACGGCATTGATAGCGTAAATACTAACGCTGCTTTTACATATAACCCAGGCAGTGGCACACTTACTTCTGCTGCTTTTGTTGGTGATGGTAGTGGTCTCACCAACGTTAACGCTACTTCTTTTACAGCTGATACTTTGTTACCGACGCAAGCAGAAGTTTCTGAAAATTTTAATCTTTTAATGTTTCCGAATAATTCTATAGACGTGAACGGCAATGCAACTGATTATGACAGCGCCAACGTCGATGGCGATGGTTTATTGTACAATCCCCAAACAAATTCGCTTTTTAGTGGTTTGAACTACGATCCTTTAGGCAATTACACTTCAACATTATACCTATACGGTACTGCGTCAATAGCTGAAAAAACTTTAGCTAAAGAGCTTATTCAGGGTACAGGCACACACTATGCCATGTTTAGAAAACGCGGCTGGCAAACTGCTGAGTTTAGACCAGACTCAGATGAAATTTCTTTAACCCCAGATGTTACTTTTACTCCGGATGGAGTTTATGGTGGAACGCTTTCATCAAATATGTTTTCAGGAAGCGGCTATCTTTTAACTGACGTTAGAGCAGACAGCGCCATTGCTGCACGTTCAATGCTTGCCGGATCGGTGTCTGCTTCACCGGCACAACCCGAAGTTTATTATTTAAGTTTGACTGCTGGCACTGGCGGATTCCAAGGGCATTTTGGAGATGCGAGTGGTCTCATCTATAACAATCCTGATAAGACGCTTCAATCGCCCGGCGGATTTGCTCACAAATTTATACTTACCGCCAATGGTACCAATCATTATAGTTTTACAGATCCCGAAAATGTATGGTTTCCTTCAGCAGAAGACGATCCTACTTTATATTTGAGAAGAGGTGAAACTTATTATTTTGATAATCAAACGACTGCTAGTCCACTTAGAATTCAATCTTCTTCTGGACTTGGCGGCACTGCTTATAATACTGGAGTAACTAACAATGGTGCCGCAGCACCTTCTGTATTAACTTTTAGGGTTCCCATGAGTGCGCCTGCAACCTTGTTTTATCAAAGCACTGCCGATGCTAATATGAGCGGCACAATTAATATAGTATAAATTATGCATAATAGATTTTTAGATAAAAGAAGACGAAATCCAAACGTTCGTCTTTCGGAAGTTAAAAATGTTCTGCCCGAACATTTTGCTTCTTATTATCCAAAATTTATTAAGCTGCTCGAATACTATTATACTTTTGAAGATGAAAATAATTCTACAGAATTGTTGCATCATTTGTTTGCTGCTCGCGATATTAACGAAACCGATATCACTCTTTTATCTTATATCGAAGATGAGCTTCTATTGGGCGAATCTTATTTTAAAGGATTTGGTAATAACGAAGTTGAACTAAGAGCAGCGGCAAATTTTTCTAGTATTCTTTTTCGATCTAAAGGTACTAAATTTGCTATAGAATGGTTTTTCCGATCTTTTTATAATGAAGATGTTGAAGTAGTTTATACAAAAGAAAATATATTTAAAATCGGAGATTCCGCTTCAGCAATAGGTCCTAACTCGTTACGCTATCTTACCGACGATAAATTATATCAAACCTTTGCTTTATTAATTAAAACCGGTGTACCAATTTCTCGTTGGAGAGATGTTTTTAAATTGTTTTCACACCCGGCGGGAATGTATCTGGGCGGTGAAGTAGCAATAACAGACGAAGTTGATATAGAAACAATTATCAAAGATTATGTTGCTGCATATCCTTCTCAATCTTATGCATTAGGCGGAACTTTTTCTGCTGATGAAGGACAAACTATTAATCTTTCTGTCATTGGCAGCGGCGTCAACAACGGGTATTTGACTGGAATTGATGGTGTTTATTGGTATGGCAGACATGGAACTACTTCTGATGCAGATTTTGGCGTAAATTATTATGATGGTCGAAGTGGCTTGCCTGATTCTAATGAACCACAATACATTTCAATTTCATCTTCTGCTGGTTCTATACCAATAGCAATTATAAATGATCCTGCAACCGATCCTTTGGAAGGAGAAGAATGGTTTGCTGTTCGTTTAGAGGATAAGGAAGGACGTTACCTAGACAGTGCCAACATTGTTATCAACGATCTAATTGAAAATTATACGTTGTCTTTTCCTAATAACGGTAACTTAGAAGAAGGTAATGTTTATACAGTTAATTTAACTGGAGTTAATGTTCCTTATTATGGAGAAACCACGGTTAAATATTATTTTGATCCTATTTTATCAGATCAAACGTTGCGAGATTCTGATTTTTATACATGGTATCAAAATCCAGAACCGCTTTCCAAATGGACCGCTGGTGTTCCGTCTGTTCTAGTTGGCCTTCCTGATTCAGCAGGTTGTGGCGTTCCTGTGCAAATTTCTGGCGGTGTAGGATCTTTTACTTTGGATCCTAGAGTAGACGGTATAGAAGATGGTACAGAAAGTGTAACACTAAAAATTGCTAATGTCAACAATGTTGATGTCGGATCAGGTACATTTACTATAGCAAATAATAATCCGTTCATTATACTTTCTGTACCAGATATCGTTGAAGGCAATAATTTGATAATTGAAATACAAACCGAAAGTTATAATATCGGAAAATATTTGAATTATGAAATTACTGGTGATGTGACTACAGAAAGCCCACAGCGTTTACAGACTTCATCTTTTACGGGATCAATTCTTGTCACTAATACTACAATGCAAATATCAATTCCCACTATAGTTACACCCGCATATAACAATGCGGGTGGCGGTTTGACAAGTGGTACTGTTACGGTTACAGATCCTAACATAACTGCTTCTGTAGTATCTCAATCTACTTCGTTTAATATTCAAGATGCGCCTGCAGAATATGAATTAGAAGGATCGGAAACTCCGGGTGTTGAAGGAAATAACATTACGTATAATGTTACCGGTTCAAACATTCCGGACGGAACTCAGGTTTGGTTTTGGATTACGGGTTCTAATCCGCCCAACGATGCAAATCCAAACCTTGATTGGACTGCCGTAATGCCACAAAGTGGATCTCGACAATCTATAACTGTTAATAGTAATTCAGGATCTTCTCCGACTTATACTTATGCGA